GCGTTACATTGGCTGTGCCAGCCTCAAACTGGGATGTTAAACGATTGCGCCCACGCCTGATAGAAACTCTAGTTACTAGATCTGTAATTTCAATCGGCAGCGTGCCTGAGCCTAGCGTATTTGTGCCTAGTATTCCTTCAGTTGCGCTACCTAAGATTAATGGGTTAATCTCAAAAGCGGTATCACTATCAAAGTCAACAAAGACACGCAACGTTGGTGCTGGCATTAAATCGCCCTACTGCTGAGCAGTAAGCCCTTGCCTGTTTTTTGATAGTTGTATTGAATGTCTGTGATGACCTCAGCCAAATCTTCAGCAGATGTTACGTTGCCTTCAACAGTTACGTTGATTGTTGTTTCAGGAATTATGCCTTGGCTTGTTGCAGCTTCAATAGATTGATTTAAATACTCATTGGCTAATTCAAGGCTTGCCAATGCTGCTGCCAAATCTGCTGCTGCAAGACTTTCTGTTAGTAAGCTTGTGGCATCCACATAAGCGTTGGCGGCATCTACTGCCTCTTGGGCTGCTGCCTTTTCTTCAGGTGTGGTTGCTGCTGCAACTGCTGCTGCTGCCTGAGCTGCCGCCGCTGCTGCATCCTCAGATGATATTTCAGCAAATGCGCGTGAAGCATCAGCGGCTTCTTTAAATGCTGTGGCTTTATCCGTTTTGGCAGCAATAACATTGGCATTAGCAGTAGCCCTGCTAGTTGCAATACCTGTCATCAATTCATTCAAAGCCATTTGTTGCTTGGCTAATGTGTCAAACAAATCTTTAATGTTCTTTTTAGCGGCATCAAAGTAATCGCCCCACTTGGCAAACGGATCGTTTGCTTCAAGCGTAGTTAAAGATTCTGCTAGTTCTAAAGTTTGCTTTTGTATCGTTTCTAGCCTTGCAGATAGTTTTTCTGCCTTATCAGCATCTTCTTCTAAGATAGCCTTCATAAGCAACAAACGTGTGCGTTCTTCTTCAGTAATCTTGCCCTGTAATGCAGCCTCTATCTGTATCTTTTCTAAGTCAAATACAGCCTTTGCTCTAGCAAGTGCAGCCTGGTTCTTTTTATCTTTCTCAGATAATTTAACGGCTTTGTCGCGCTCTTTAACAATCTTCTTTTGTAATTCTAATTGTTTAGCATAATCACGCAGCAAGGCAGGGTTTGTTCTAGTTCCACCAAATCCAGGTGTTGGGAAAAACTGATTCTTTATAGCATCTAATTTAGCCTGTTCACCAGCATCAATTTTAAATCCTGTGCCTAAAAACTCACGGGTATAAGCCAAACTAAATGCTAATGAATTAAATGCTGATCCTAAGAAATTGGCAGCATTGGCAATACCAGATAACACTTTATCAAAATCGCCATCTGCTAACTTCTCTAAAGCCTGTAAAACATCTTCACCAATAATCTTGGCGGCATCATCTAGGGCTGTGCCTAACCTGTCTATTTTGCCTTGATACGAATCGGCAGCAGCAGCAGATGTGCCTTTAAACTCACCATTAAGGGTTGCTATTGCTTCAGCAAATCCCATAGCTTCAAGTTCAGCAGATGTGTATCTCGTTTGGATTTTGCCTAATGAAGCAAAGTTGCCGTTGAAGGCTCTTGTTAATGCGTTGACAGTTGCATCCAAACTTGCGCCTGTGCCTGCTGCTAAATCAAGTGCTGTGTTTAGTAATTGGGTTGCTTGCTCGGCATCTAACGTAGTTGCTACAAGATCACGTATGGCTGGGCGTAATTGTTCCCCTGAAACGCCTGTGGCTAATTCTGTTTGCTTGATAAACGCTTCTAAGGCTGGAACGTTGTAGGCTAAACCTAAATTGTTTAACGATACTGTTAATTGCCTTACAGCCTTGTCTTCAGCAGCAAACGCGGTGATTGATTTTTTTAGGGCACCAATACCGGCAATAGCCAAAAATGTGCGCTTAGCCGTCTTTCCTAATTTATCAAACTTCTTTTCTAAGGCAGATGATCGTTTCTCAGCTTTAATAAATCCAGCATCTTTAAGTTCGCCAATGATGCGAACAACAATGTTAGTACTCATTAAGCCACCTTCTTGTAATCATAAAGCACAGATTGCCTGTTAAAATCTTCTCTTGCTTTGTTAATTGCATTCATAATAGCGGCAACGGCTTTGCCTTGGTTTTCTGCATAAGCTGCATAAAGTAAACGACCACGGGTTTTTGGGTTGCTTGCTTTGTAATTCTTCAATTCTCCAACGTGAGCATCTAGCCTATTAATCATCATGTTGCCTGCATCTGGATTATTGCTCTGACTATCTTTAGTGGTCTTGACACGCATTGTGCGACCATATCTTCCAATAGGTACCATGTGGCTTGTAGGTCTGCCGTATTGATTAGTTCTGCCTGCTGTTTCAATAATTGCGCCGGCAGCGTTTTTGTTTAATAAGCTAATCATGGATTTGAAGCCACCCTTGGTTTTCTTTTGACCAGCCATAGAATAAACAAGCCCAGCTCTAATGAGCGATGGGTTATATTCTGGAAAACCGCTACCTGGATTGTTTGACCAATTGTTTGGTGGGCCAAAAACAAACGCAGGCACTTTAGCCCTAGCATCTTGAACAATAGGGCTTAATTGAGCTTTAATCTGATTGTTCATTTCCTTGGCTATATTAGGTGCTAATTCTTTCAGGGCTTTTCTAAACCCTTCTAGACCTTCTACCTCTACTGGCATGATTCCTATCTTCCGCCTGTTTCTTTAGCACTTCTTGTATAGCTCTTAACATACTGCTATCCATATTGATAAACTCACTAGGCGCAATCCCTGTATGTACAGCTAGCTGGGCTACTCTGTACGTATAGGAATCACGCGTTAGCCATTTGGGGAATCATCACCAAGAACTTCAACAGCCTTTAAAGTTCCTAGAAACTTATCCCCAAATGGAAATACGTCTGGCGCATCTGCTCTACGCAGACACTCCCAAGCAAGCCAATAAATATCGCTCTGCTTTTGATCTTCTCTGAAAGCCTTGTAAAAGCCTTTCTTAGCATATTGCTCAAAAGCATATTCAACAGCAGGTGTTATCTCGTGGATACTTTCCGTGCCATCTGCCCTTACAACTTTTAGACTTGCCATTTTTGCCCCTTTGTTAAATTAGAACGTGCCGGTGTCGGCTTTTGTAACTACAGAGTTTAGCGTAAAAGTAATATCCTGTGTTGCCATATCGCCAACCGCGCCGTTAATAGGTGTTAGGTTGTTAACAAGGATATCAAAGGTGTAAAGCGGATTAGTTGCAGATACGGCTGGAACTTTCGCTTGAACCATCTTTACAGCCACAGTTGTGCCGAATGCGGCATTAAGTGTCTGTAGTACGTTTGATGTTGCTGTGTCATTTAGAAATGAAACAGTTAGTGAGCCTGATTCTAGACCCTTAACAAACTTATGTGCGGTATCTCCCATAGCTGTGACTTCAAGTTCATCAGCAGCATAGTTAAGAGTAACCGAAGTTACGTGGTCACTTAGATCAACAGCGTTAATCTTCAGGCCAACAGTATTATTTAAAAATACAGCCATGTTAGCTTATTCCTCATCTTTCTTAGTTGTTGGTTTTGGTGCTTTTTCGCTTGGCTCAACCTGGCCGATTTTGGCAAGAAAAGCCTCGCGTTCTTTGTCTATATCAGCCATGTTTTAGCTCCAATCGGATAGTACGCTGATTGATACTTCCCCGGATAGCAGATCGCCTGCTGTTCCGGTTAAGACCGCCGGTGCGCTGAAAGTGCCAATGGAATACACAATTGACGATGCTTCCAGCTTGTTTACGATATTTAGATAATAATCTTCAATGTTAATTAGGTTGCCTTGGTTATCAAACATAGGGGTTAGCACTACGAGCTTAAAGTTAACCTTAGGCTTAATGGTTTTGTAATGGTCGTTGCTTGGCTCAATATAAGGATCATCAGGCTGCACCACGATGCTATTAGCAAGCGGTGTGGCAGGTGGGAAGGAAAACACCTGCCACGCCGTATTGTCAGTTAGCGCGGCTGCGATTGTTCCTCGTAGGGTAGAGATTGCTGACATTATCCTACTTGACCGCCCGGCGCTAAGTGATCCGCAAGTAAACCGCGAACACGTGCCATTAAAGTGTTGCCCATGCGATACGGCGAAGGTTGAAAGTCTGGTGAAATGCCACCAGCGTTTGAAGCTTGACGAGCCTGCCAAATGTCAACAGCAATCATAAGAGAAGCTAGGTTAACTTCAGGCAATGTGGCGTAATTATGAAATGTGTTTGCACCTGTAACTGACCCAAAAGGTTGTAACTGAAACTTAATTTGATCTGCTGCTACTAGCGCAAAAGTAATTGTGTATGAGCCTGTATCGGTTATCGTTTGTGATCCATTAAATGTCGCACCGCTGTGCGTAACTGTAACTGTCTGCCCGATGCTAAATTGATGCGGTACGTTTGTGTAAAGTGTCGCTAAATTGTCGCTTAATTCTGTAGCAACTACTGAAACTGTATTAAACCACAATTTGCTTTTTACAACGTTTTCTGCTGCTTGGCAGCATTCTTCCACTACTGCTGAGCTGTATAAAGCACCAATGCCAAGGGCAG